GTGTAAACTGTGCTCAGTATCTTGCCGGCTCAGGGTATGTGGTTAGAAACTTTTTTACTCCTAGCACTGCACAAGAATATCAATTTGCTAATGGGTTGTTGATGCGGAATTTTATTAAAGTCTCTGGTGTTGATTCCTTGCAAGTTAGCGAAAACATGCCGAACACTTTCAACAGAATACAAGAAGATCGTATGGCAATGTATATTTTCTTACAAAGGCTTTGGTCAAGTGGTTCAACCGGCAAGGTTCCTCTTGGTGAAACTTTTGGCATTGCTCAGAATACAGATGGGACACAGACTAAATTTGAGGATCACGTTGAGGTTATTGCCGATGCAGTTAATAACCCGCAGACAAACATTAACGCAGGCGAACGAAACATTGACGTATATTTTACATATCCAGCACCAGCCGGTAGTATCCGTATTCGTGTTGGTCTGATGTTAAGGAATTAAATTATGTTTGATAATAATTTTATTAAAAATTTAAAATCTTATATATTATAAGATGAGGAGGACTTATTCAATCGTATGACATGGCCGAAAAGGTTTTACTAATGATAGATGGTGAGGAGCTTCAAGGGCTTGTAAATTTTGGAGAGATTGCTCTCGAAAAAGGTCAAATAGAAGTTCCTGAATTTAAATTGATTCGTAAAATACAGAGCGGAGTATCTAAAATACCCGCTATCGAATGCGAATTTAAAATTACACGCGGATCAAATACGTATAAAAAACTACGTGACTGGTATTTTAACGACGAGGTGCATGATCTCACTAAAATACGTTGTGACGCTAGCGGCGCAGAATTCGAACGCATTGTACTTCCTAGTTGCGAACTAGCTAAATACACACAGCCTGCGGTTGACATGGCTAACGTATCGTATGCTAAAATTTCAGTAACTATAATTCCGTGGGAGATTATTCCCATAGTTTAAAAAATATAAAAAATCGGAGCATGGAAAATGATAACGAGATTACCGATACCAATTTTTAAAGATGATTCAGTATACAAAGAAATAGAATTTAAAAAACCTACCCCCGGAGTATTGGCAGACACTCAAAAGGTCGCTCAGTCCGGGGATAGCTTCTCTGCTATAATTAAATTTTTACAAGGTTGCATTGTGCGTATAGATGATATTGGCGATAAAGTTGCTATATCATCACTTGTAAGAAACATTCCTTATAAAACCTCAGAATATTGTAATATAAAAATTATGACTTCTCTTGATGATGATGACGGAATTGAAGGGATTTATGAATGCCCTCGCTGTAAACATTCAACAATCGCAGAGAAGAAATCAGACATACAAACAGGCGAATTAATTTTTGACAACAGAGATCATATTTCTGACTTAGTTGTTACATATTATGAAGGTGATGAGAATAAAATTTATCATGAATTTAAAGAACCGTTTGAGATTAAAAATTCTTCTACTGGCGAAGTAATACAGGAGATATATAATATATCAATGAGATTTCCTACAATGGACGATTGCATTAAGGCGTCACAAAAACAAGGCAAAAATGACGACATGAGATTTCAGTTTGCCGTATATCTCGAAGCCTTGACGCACGTGAATGAACAACTGATAGACAATAGATTTAAAAACATGTTTGGCATGAAGCTTTTTGAAATAATCCCAGATGTTAAAAATGATCTTTGGGGAATTAAGGAAAAAGTTGACAAGTATGGAATAAGCCGGAGACTTAAAAAAGTATGCCCGGCATGTGGAAAGGAATGGATGGCCTTGGTAAACACATCCGGTTTTTTCGAGTACGATCTCCACTCTATATAACCGGAGCGGAGAAAGATAGCGTGCAATGGTTATTTAAATCAATAGAGAATGTTGATTTTAGTTACGAACAATTTATACCGGAGGCATTGGCTGCAAGTCAAGTAACATACGGCGGGATTAGTTATAATGATCTTAAGAACATGAGATATGACGAATACATGAATATTATGAAAGCTATACCGCAATTACAGCCAAAGGAGCAAGGCAATGAGTGATTTTGAATTAACGTTTGATACAAAAAGTTTTGATAATGCTATTAACAAAATGTTTAGTCAAATCGCCGTCGTACCTCAAAAAGCAAAAGATGCGTTTAATAAAGCCGGTCAATATTTTTCCAATTCGTTTTCCACAAGAAAAGATGCAGTAGAAAAACAAGCCAAAGTTGAGAAAAATTATAATGGCGGCGCAATGGACATGGTAAACGGACTTACAAAACGTGTTGCCGGTCTTGCAGCCGCTTACTTTGGATTACACGCGATACTATCTAGACTCCCAGAAATTGGGCAGACATTTAGTATTGCTGGCGACATAATGATGAGAAACTTTCTCTGGCCACTAAGACAAGAGCTTATGCCGTATTTACAAAAAGTTTTAGATTGGACTAGAGATCATAGAGCAATGTTTGTTCGATGGGGTTCCGTACTTGTGAATGTTTTCCGTATGGTTAAAGGATGGGTTGAAATGTTAATCAACTCATTCAAAACCATGTATAATGCATTCATGAAATCCTGGGAAGGGTTTTTCGGAAAATCTAAAAAAACTTGGATGGAATGGATACACGTTTTTATATTCCAAATGACAACGATAGTAATTGCAGTACAAACATTACTGACGCCGTTATTTGAAAAGCTTGGAAAATTATTTGGACAATTGGCAATATATGTAAAAGGGTTTTTTGAAGGATTTATGATGGGCATAAAAGATATAATGCAACCTCTTGGAGATTTGATTTCTCTTGCTGGTGAATTATTTACTTCGTTAACCGGAGGAAGTGATACTGTGAATTTTTTATATAAAGCTTTTGTTACTCTTGGTGATTTTTTAGGTACAACATTAGTTTCTACACTTGATTTTGTTGTTGCTGCACTTCAAGCGGTTTGGGTAACAGTAAAAGGGATAGCGCAAGGGATTACTGCATTAGTGTCGGCAATGACAGGCGATTTAGAGGGAGCAAAGCAATCCTTTAAAACAATGACGACAACTTTTAGCGAGGGATATGCCAAGGCCGGAACAACTGCTCAAAGAGGATATGATCGAATTGGATCATTTCAAGAACGAACTAAAGAAAGATGGTCTGGCGAAGCAAAGCCAATGGTTCAACCGCAACAAGTTACAAACAATAAAGCCACTACTCAAAATGTTAGCCAGCACATTGGCGAAATAAAAATAACCGTAGACGATGCAGCTAAGGGGCGGCAGTTCGGAGCTGATTTTGCCGCCGGTCACATGTCGTCAATGCAAGAAATTTGGAAAAAAGAAATGTTAAAAGAACAAGGCGTTACTGGCAGGTAATTATGGGTTTAATAGAATTTAAACAACCAAAATTTGAATTTAATGTACCATTTTTTATTTATGACATATCTAACTTTCAGCTTATAACTACCCCTACAATTCCCGATAGTGATATATCTGATGTAAAGTCAATAGTATATTCAGAGGTTCCTATACCTGGAATGAATTTTCAGCCAGTGCAAATTGGCGGCGGCGGGAACAGAAAAATATCTTTTACTTTGCCATTAGTAAAACGTAATAATACTTACGGTAACGTATTATTAATAAAACAATTTGATATGCTTAGAAATCAGAACCAAAAGTGGTACTCGCTTATTCAGACCGGACAGTTTACGGGATTTCCTAAAGTATTATTTTACTGGGGTGTTGGCTCGGTTCCGCTTATTTATTATGTGGCCAAGTGTGATATGGTACATAAACAAGGCATGACTAACGCGCTAGGTTATCCACAGTATACGCAGGTATCAATGGAGCTATGGCTTGATGAAAATAACTGGTTATATAAAACAGAACAAGTTTTTAGAAAACTTTCCGCGATTACAGGCATGGCTGACAATTTGACAGCCGTGATTAAAGAACAAACAAATCAAAAGTATAAACCTTATTAGGTAAAATTATGTGGATGCTAGAAGTTGATTTAATACCATTCGAAAACTATGACGGAAACTCATATAACATAAAAGATATGAAAGACATTCCTGTTTATAATAATACAAAGGATTTGCAGATAAACAACGAAAATCTTTTAGACGAAATTTGCTCTAGGAATGATGTGTACGGACCCGGATCGGAAGATTTTTCGTATAAACTTTTTGAAGCAAATATAGTTGCAATAACTGAAAACAATTTTAGTTTAAATAATTTGAAAAGCTTAAAGGTTCCTATTGAATAATTTATCATTCATGAATTATGACAGTTCGTTTTTTACAGTAGAAACGGACGACATAAAACAATATGATCCACTTTCTGGAGATATTGCCAAAAGAGTTATATCTTTTGAAATAACGGAAGAAATAGGAAAGCTTCCTCATGGAACATTATCCATTTTAGATGAAGACGACGATATGTTTTCGTGGTTTCTAAAGATGGGGAAGAAAGTTAAAATACGATGGGGATACAAAAATATAGATTATTCTGGGAAAAAACTTTACGATATTGGTCAAGGCGGGAACCCTAAAGAAATTTTTGCGCCTGGCATTGTATCGCGTTACTGTGAGGCTCGCATAAAAGACCCCTCTGGAGCTGGTGGATCAGACGGGAAAAAAACGTATAATTGCAGCTTTATAAATTATGACTTAAGCGCATGGGGAAACAAAGTTTTTAATCAAAGAGGATTTACAAAACAAACCGTAGTAATGCAAGTGTTTTTAGCTATGGGAATTACAACTCCTATTGTAAGCTTTAGACGAGGAAATGAGCCTGTTTTTGGAGATACCGCAATAAGACAGGACAGCGTAAGTAATTTTAGATTTTTAAACACACTGTCGATGGAATGGAGAACTATTTTTCGTGTTGGATTTACAAAAGTTGGAACACAAATTGGATTATTTTGTGATTATGATGATGACAAGGCTATACAAACATTTATTTTACAAACAGCCGGAGCTTTCGGGGACACCTTATTACTAGAATGGAAATATGGGAACGCTAATGTAAAAAGTTTTTCATGGTCACATAATGAGGGCGCAAATGGCAGTGGTGATAATGTGCAATTGCAATATATAAATGGCCAGCCGCAATTTTACAGAACAATTGCAACAACTGAAAGCGTAAAAGTGTATAGGCTTGACGTACAAAAAATACAGAATGAATTTAGTAGCCTAAGTAATAATAGTGCGGCGATAGTAAAACACATGAATTTGTTGATGCAATACAATACCCTTGACGAACTTGTTGCAAAAAAATACTATGTTCCTGCAATGACAACCACAGCGCCGCAAGGAGCTGGTTTTAATGTTTAAGTCGAGGCAATTGGCGATCCTCTTTGCATTGCTCCATGTAGAGTTAAATTTGGTCGAGGATTCCCTGATTTATTACAAATAAAAGGCTTGATTTTTTACGTACAATCGGTTACCCATAAAATTGACAATACGGGTTATAATATGACCCTAAAAATACAAGACTGTGTATCTATCACAGGTGGAAGCATGGTAGGATAATGGACCCTCTCAACAGCATAGAAGGAATTTTAAAAAAAATAATTCAAGAAGAAACGATTTATCTACGCCATTACATCGGGAAAGTTGTAGATAATTACGACATTGATGGGAAAGCAAAAATTAAAGTAACTATTCAAGAACTTGATTGGACAACTCCTGAAAATTCTGCCGTATGCTATCCTAGACAAACACACTCTTTAATCACTCCGCAAGTAGGAGAATGGGTTGAAGTATATTTTTTAGGTGGTAATAAAATGCGTCCCGTGTGGATGGGGATCGCCTACGAAATGCAAGAC